ACCCTGTTTATCAGCCAAAGCTGGTCTAATAACTTCAGCCCATACATCTCTTTCCATAAACGCAGCTTCATCTAATACAACCCCTGCTAAACTTCTTCCCCTCAATGCCATAGCATTTTCAGTGCCTTTTAACTCAATACTTGACCCATTTATCAAATCAATCCTCAAATCTGTCTCATTTTTAGTCTTAATCCAAGTCTTAGGAGTCAACCTCTTCAATTCCTTCCACGCAATATCCTTTGCCATCCTATAAGTAGGAGCACAATAGAAATAAACTTCACCAGGTCGATTGATAGCTCCTCTGAGCAACTCGATACAGGATAAATATGACTTCCCAAACCTTCTTCCAGCAACCAGCAACCGAAATCTTTTCTCACTATTGAACACCTCCCCCTGTGCATACCTTAAACTGACTTCATTAAGACTCATATAACCCTTTTTTTCATAATATTACTCATTTTCTTTCGCATTTCATACTTTTAAGGCTATCATCAGAATATTAACCCCCTCAAAGACTAAGTCCGTGGCTGAATCTTTTATTAACAATCTAAATTACGACCTTCCAGCACCTCAACGTAAACCTCGTGTTCAAAAATATACAGGTGGTACAAATTCAAGAGCAGTTATAGAAGCTCGTTGCCAACGTCTATACTCAAAACAACTAGAAGGTAAAACAACCAGACAACTAGTAATAGAACATTCACACAGAGAAGGCATATCAGAAACAACAGGTTGGGCAGACTGGAATAAAGTTAAAGAATGGAATGATCAAGATTGGCTTAAAGAAAGGGAAAAAATGATTCCTCGTCTACAAGCAATGAGAATGCGACTCTTCAACAAAGCAATATCAAAAGGTCAGCTTCAAACAGCTGCACAAATATTAGACTCCCTAGGCAAAGTTGTAGGTGAATCCGTTGAAACTGTTAACATCCAAGCTCCAGAACTTGCTATTCGTATAGAACCAAAAAGTTAAGCAGAATATATTTAGGTTCCTCGGTAATCAAAATATTGTGTAACATTTTTGCAACACTCCCCCTATTGTTACATATTGTTAAGATAATACTATAATTATCTATATAGTTATATTTTATGGTATACTAATAATAAGGAGATAGTATATCAACTTTCTCTGGTAACTTGAAAACTTCATACTAATTAAACTCATGGATACAGTAATTGACACACACACTGTCTGTAAGTCTTCAGGGGCTAACAAGGTAATTTTAGAACATCTTAAAATAGGCTTTGAAGAAGTCGAAAGCAAGAAATCTAAAACTAAATACTTGAGACTCTTAAGAGATTCAAAAGTATTTTCTGATCAATGGGACATGATAGAAGAGTTAAACCGTTGGAGAGTAGAAAATTTTCTAGATATCATTCTACAAGATTAATTCTCTAGTACTCTTTAAATCAATTCTAAGGGGTGTAAATATCTTTAATAGATAAATACACCCTTTACAACAAACAATGCTTTACAAGTCAACTAAAGCTAAACATCACTAAATTAATTAAATCCACATTATGGAACTAAAAGAATTTAAATGTTCAATCTATGGGCAAAGAATCAGATCTATTCTAATAAGACAGAATAAACCTGAAACAAAAAAAGATTTCAAATTAATTGATCTAGGTATGAATAATACTCATAGGCAATTAACTTTCAATGGTTATTTTAAAAGAAATAATCCTAGAGAGTTAGAAGAATACATACAAGCAATTAATTATTAATTCTCTTTAAAGATTCCTTAAAGGGTAGCTAATACCCTTTAAAGAGTCTTTAAGACTCTAATTCAAATTAATTTTATTAATTAAAACTATGTTAAAGAATTTTGTTATTTGGTCGGGATTCTATACCTTATCTGGGATAGTTCTAACCAGTGTAATTACTGAAAGTCTAAATAAAAGTACTTTCGCAGATTGTAAAGCTAATATCTCTAGAGATAATGAAGCTTGCATACAAGTATTAAAAACTGGTAGTAACTATCAACAAAAACAAGTATTAAATATACTTGCAATTAATGAACTAAAAGGTATATAATTAAATATACCTTTATACAATTTTATTTAATTAAACTATGGAAGAAATCTTTTCTGATTTGCTTGATAATATCGAGCAACTACATAAACAAGGTTTGCAAGCTTTGGAAGAATACAAGTTAAAAAATCCTAATTGGGATAAAAAACAAGAAAACAAGTTTAAAAAAATAGAATCTAGTATAGATTCATATAGATTTGCACTTGCTAGTGATAAGTGTATACACGCTTATAACGGGTTAATTTAATTATTAACCCTTTTTTTTTATTCACTTTATTAATTTAAAAACAATGAAAACAATTAAAGACTTAAAAAATTATGTTAAGCATAATTCAAGAATAGTATTAAAAGATTGTATAGATACAACTTTTTTTAATTATTCAGAATGGGCAATTATTCAAGATATGAAGAAACAAGTTAAAAAGAAATCAAAAGCAATATATAAAGAGTTTAGAGATATTTTAGATAATGATAATTTACCTTTAATAGTTGGTAATTATGGGGTTACTGGGAGATTAAGAATTGAAAAAGATAATATACATTATGTAGCAGGCCAAGACGCAAGAATGGAAATACACAATCATTTAAGAGCATATTTAGAAACAAATTATAAATAAAAATATTTTCTTAAAGCTATCTATTTTAGATAGTTTTAAAAAACTATTTTTTATAAATAGTTTTATTTTCAACTTACATTAATTAAAAAAATGAATCACACATTAACGGTAAGGGGTGCTTATAGTACTGATTTTAAGAGTAAAAAAGAAATATTAGAGCACTATAACGCAAACAAAGACTTTCAAAATTTGAATGTTTTAACATCGGGTGCTTATGTTAATAAAAAGGATGCTAAAAGGTTTAAAGTAGGATATTTGAATGTTAGATATAAAAACTTAATGAATATAGCAGTTATTGACGTTAATAAGGATAAATTTATTTAAAAAAATAATACTTGCTTTAAGGGGTGTTTATACACCCTTTAATGAAAGTATTTTTTATTAAATGCTTTTATTTAAAAACTTATTTTATTAATTAAAAATGATTTTAAAAATGTCAAAAGGTAATAAAAAATTACCTAAGACTACGGGCATAATATCATTACCAGCTGGTATTACATGCCCAGGTGCTAACAGTTGTAAAGCTTTT